GCGATTATTTTCTTCTACAAAACTACCAATTGAGCTGATAGTTGATACACTTGGGTTGATGTAAGATACTTGGTTGTAGATGTCTTTAATTGTAACTTTCATTTTCTTTGAGTTTTTAATGTTAATAATTGTTCTTGTTTTAATTTTACGGTACAAAGATAATACAATAATTTTAATTGCGCAAGTTTTTTGCATATTTTTTTCATTTTATTTTGTTATATCTGTAACAAAAGTATATAACTGTTATGTAATCAGCATTTTACGTATAATATTTTTTCGCAAAAAAAAGAGACAAAGAACTAAAAAATGTCTTTGTCTCTCGTTTTTGTTGTTAATCTGTATCTATTATTATGCCTATTGCTAACACAGTTAATGGTAGCCAAATTAAAATTAGTCCACCTCTTGGAGGACTCCCCCATTCTCTGAAATCAAATTCTGCTGAAATAAAAGCGAACATCAGATACAGTAATACGAATATTACTATGGGTGCTATTATGCACGCTAATATTTTGTTATTCCTGTTCTTCATTAATCAAATCTTTTAATGTTATTACCAAATTCCTTATGTACTTCTATTAGCTTCATCACCAGTCCTTCTCGTGCTTTCTCGTACTTCTTTGCGAAGTGGCTAAACGTGTGCCCCTCCTTAATATCCAAGTGGTAGAATGCGCATTGCGTACCGATGTTAATATCCTTGAAGGTTATCTTGTAGCCTTTCGCTCTGAACCAAGCGAGGGTGTCGTCCCAATAGGGAGCAGATACGTATAAATCTCTCTTATTGTTGTCCAATTCATCAATTAGGTATGAATAAATATAAGTCGTATTCTTATAATCTACTCCTCCTATATTTATTTCATCATCTATTGTATTTAAACATAAGGGAAAATTATTTTTATTCTTATAAAAGAAAGGACAGGGATAATCAAATCCTATTTCTTTGAGCTCTTGGGCTATATCCAAAGGGACAAGCCAAGTGGGGTAATTCAATTTATTCATCTTTGATAAATTTTCCGTTAATAATTTTTCCTTTTCTTTCTTTGATTTCGTTGTAAGCGAGGTTCAGGCAGGCTTCTAAGGTTGTGCCTTCTAATTCAGTTACAAGGCGCAATTCGTTAAGCACGTCCGATATGTTATAAAAAGTGTAGGTTATTTCATTTTTGTAAAAACTTACAATCTCATCAGTTATCATTTTAGCAACGTAAAAATTAGCATTAACTGCTGATATAGTTTTAGTTGTGACGCGTTTTGTTTGTTTCAATGATATTTCATAAAGATTAACAAAATCTTCACCTATTAAATTACAATAGTTAATAAGGGTAACCATTACATCGCCTATGACATAGCGTATGCCTATGCGGTCGCTGTCATAACACGCCTTGATGAGTTCGCCGACTTCCTCGTGTGTTTTGAGGAGTTCATCAAAAGGTGTTAGTTGCTCATAAATGCCTCTTTCTTTTGCCCACTGATGAATAAGTGGTACAAGTTCTTGGATTGTTCTCATTTTTTGATATTTTTAGTGTTAATAATTTTTCCTAAACTTAGAACAAAATAGGTTTTACCCTCTTCTGCACCCCATTCGGGGCTTCCTGTGCTTGGTGTTATACCTTTCAATTCGATAGTGAATTGAGGAGCGTTGGAAGCATACCCATTGCGAAAGCAGATGTAATGGTACTTTTTTGAGTAAAACCGCTTTGTCCAATAAGGTTTGATTTCTCGATACTCTTCTGTTTTCTCCCCAGATAGTATCATATCAAACCACTTTTTCTTTAAGGTTAAATGTAAGGTGCTCATTTGTTTTGTTTTTTTAATTCTTCTCTCATACCCATACAGTATGAGTGGTAATTGATATTGGACTCCCTCGTTAGTACATAATCGTACCATTGCAGTATCTTCCCCTTCGGCTTATCGTGCTTCATATCGAAGTAGATGTCCTCAATGTTAAAGAAGTAATCAGATAAGCATATAATGCCTATACCTACATCGTAATTGTCGAATTCAACTTGTAGTTCTTGCTTGTCGCAAAACTCCTTAATAAGGTTACGTGCAGCATACTCGAATAACTCCACTGCTTCTTGTTCTTGTGGTGATTGTTTTTTCATTGTTCTATAAATTTTAATCTTTTGGCTATCAATTCTACTATATCCACGGTTACAGCATTACCTATGAGCTTGTAGCGTTGGGTCTTGGCGATGGGTTTTATCGTGCCATCGTAGTTGCCGTATTGCGTCCAATTCTCAGGAAATCCTTGCAGGCGTTCACATTCTATTTCTGTTAATCTTCTAATGCCTCCGAGTAAATTATTCTCTTGAAAGGCGTTGCTTGATATTGTAGGGCAAGTGGTAAGGTCTGCACCTTTGTTTTTACCTCGTGGACGTTGTCGTATCACAGGCATACCGCTACCGTCCTCTCGTGCTCTTGCTGGGATAGTAGGAGCAATATTGCTTTTTACTTCACGAAATCCCTTACCGTCGTTGTGTGTGCGATAAGTACCTACTTGTATGTGGGTGTCTTTCGGGGTATTTAATCTCCCTTTGATGTCATTTTCTGTGATAGGAAATACTCCGCACTCACTTCGTCCTGCAAGATGTCCGATAAGGTAAATCCGCTCTCGATTTTGGGGTAAAATCCAGCTTGTATTAAGCAATTGCCATTCAAGTCGATAACCCCCAATGTTGGCAAAGGCTTGGAGAATTGCCCAAAAATCTGCGCCAGCGTTTGAGGAGAACGCTCCTTTAACATTCTCCCAGATAAATATACTTGGTCTGACGTCAGCAATGAGGGTAATTGCGTACTCGATAAGGCTACTTTTTGCGCCTGCGAGTCCGGCACGTTTTCCAGCAATTGAGAAATCAACGCAAGGCGAACCAAAAGTGATAATGTCTGCTCCTGTAAGGTCTGTTGGTCGAATAGTTGTAATATCTCCGATGTATTTTGCATTTGGAAAGTTTTTTTTATAGTTTGCTATTGCGTGTTTATCTATTTCGCTGAAATAATGCTCGGTAAATTGGTATCCTGCCCGCTGAAAGCCGAGTGCAAAGCCCCCAATCCCGCTGAATAGGTCTATGAGTTTCATTGTTTTTTAGGTGTTAATAATTCTGAAAGCTCCTTGCCCTGCGTAATGAGGTAGTCGTAGAAGAATTTCAAAGTGTTTTCCTTCTTAAAGCTCCTTAGTTTACCCTCAGAATCGTTTATGCCCTTCTGATATTGTTCTAACAGTGCCTTGACAGCACTAAACTCCTTCTTATCCTTAGCCTTCGTTTGCTCTTGTCGAAGTCGCTTCTCGGTTTCCGCTCGCATTAGTTGCTTGTTCTTCTCTGTAAGTGTGGCAAAATAGGGCTGTAATATGCCTCGCTGATAGAGTGTGTCATAGATAGGCACGGATAGCATAGGCAATTCCTTAGTTTCCTTGTACTCCTCAAAATGCTCATTGAGCCAGCGAAGTACGTTTTTTTCTTTTTCTTCTTCTGACATTGTATTTTGATTTTCGGGTAATTGTGAAATGTTAATATTATGCTCTCGTTGGGTGTCTTGCAACCACTGGCGATATTTTCCCAAAACCTTGCAGACGTAGGACACGTCAAAAAACTGATAGTGGTCGGTTACGTCGCCAAATTCCCCACTTCTATCCATCTGAAAGGCTTTGTATATCTCTTGAAAAGATAGCCCTAAAAAACGGCTAAAAACAGCGTTCCAAATTTCCTGCTTTTGCAGTGGGTCGATTTCTCCTTTAAGCCCTACAAGAGTAGCAATGCGAGTGAATACCATTCCGAATGTTGGGGCTATTACTTCACGGTCAAGGTCTCTAAGGCGTGGGTATTCGTGCCCTTTCTTAGCTATTGCCAAAGGCGTGAGCTCCCCAGCCTTGCATATTATTTCTAATGTTATCGGCTGTTTGACGACCGGCATAATACTGCTGTTTTCCGGGCTCAGCGTTTGTAATGATTTTTCCATTTTCGTCTAATATAATTTGATTGTTGTTGGTTTGTTGAGGTATTTGGTCTGCTTGTAGCCAACTTGCCTCAAATCCTCTCCATTGCTTCTGTACTACCCTTTCAAGGATAACGTTCTTGTCTTGCCCTGTTTTCCGAACTTGCTCAATGAATGTTTTAAAGGCAAGTTCGCTGTTTATAGCTTTCTTTGCTTTTCGTATTTTTAACCACTCGTCTACAAGTTCTGGGGCAAAACCTTCCGCAAGCATTGCCTTTTTGAAATTGAAAGGAGGGGGGGCGGGCGCAACTT